GGCGGTTATGAAGTCGGCAATGTAAGCAACCCACAACCATTGGAAGTCGGTGCCGGTAAGTATCTTACGGCCGATTTACAAGTCAGCACCTATTACACCAACTAAGGAGAAATCATGCCAACAACAATCATCACGGGCAGAGACATCACTTTCACCATTGCTGGTGATTCATATGATGCTCAGGCTTTATCAGCAACATTGACAGTCGATTCAACAATTAACACATATCAGACTCTTGATGGCAAGGCTTATTTTACAACCGACACGCAAGGCTCATTTGCTGTGGAAATGCTTGCCGATTGGGGCGCAGCAAATTCACTTTGTGAGGAGCTATGGACAGCGGCAACAAGCGCACCAAATACTGGCCTTTCCGTCATTTTTGGAGCAGATTCAGGCGCATCATTTCAATTCGATGTGCAACCGATCTTGCCATCAGCTGGAGGCACAGCACCTGATGCTCAAACTGTTTCACTTGCTTTCACCTGTGTATCAACACCTGTTTTGACAATTAGCTAACAAAGGAGATCGGGAGCATGAAACTAGCAATTACGATTGAATTCACATCTGGTGAGAGAGAAACCTACACAGCTCTCCCACCGGAGTGGATGAAATGGGAACAGAAAACCGGAAACACCATTCAGCAAGTGGCCGACAAATTGGGCATTTCTGATCTGATGTTTTTGGCATATCACGCAATGAAACGTGAATCAGCCGGTAAAGCTGTGAAACCTTTTGAGGTGTGGTGTGAAGGAGTAACCGATATTGACATGGGGGAAAGCACAAACCCAAAAGCTACGAATCCGGATCAATAAACCGGACTCTTTGGGAGTTAGCAATCGCCACAGGTTTGTCAAGATCGGAATTTGTAACAGATCAGGATATTGCAACAGCGATTGAAATTTTAAGGATGAGAAATGGCAACTGATCCAATCAGCTACGACAAGAGCGAATTGCGTGGCATCATCGGGGCTTTTAAAGGCATGGATGATGAAGCTGTTGCCGAGGCCAAAAAAGTTTCAAATGGATTGGCCACTTTTCTGCAAGGCCAAATTATTTCGGCAGCTAATAGCCGGCCAAATGCGGCAGCATCACGCATTGCGGCAGGTTCGCGCGTAAGCAAATCATCGAAGGTTGGCGAATTGTCATTTGGTTTTGTATCTCAGAAATTTAGCGGTGGAGGTACAACCCAGATGCTTTGGGGAGGTTATGAATTTGGATCAAATAAATTCAAACAATTCCCGGTGTGGTCTGGCCGTGAAGGCCGTGGCTCCCGAGGATACTTTATATATCCAACCTTGAGAGCTGAACAACCTCAAATCATCGCTCAATGGGAAGCAGCATTTTCAAAGATTTTGAAGGAGTGGTGAAATGGCACTAGGTGGATCACGGACACTCAAGCTCTCCATTCTTGCTGATATTGATAACCTCAAAAAGAATTTAACAGCTGGATCGGGTGAGGTTGAAGGCTTTGGATCAAAGCTCGGTGATTTTGGCAAAAAGGCTGGTTTAGCCTTTGCCGCAGCTGGAGCAGCCGCAGCTGCCTATGCTGGCAAATTGCTCATTGATGGCGTGAAATCTGCCATTGAGGATGAAGCCGCACAAGCTAAATTGGCAACGACATTGCAAAATGTTACCGGTGCGACAAATGCTCAAATTGCGGCCACTGAGGCTTATATAACAAAAACAGCTTTAGCCACGGGTGTGACCGATGACGAATTGAGGCCGAGCCTTGATAGGTTGATCAGATCCACAAAAGATGTCACCGAGGCTCAAAGATTGCAACAAATTGCACTTGATGTAAGTGCCGGGTCGGGAAAAAGTTTGACCGCAACAACAGAGGCAATTGCAAAGGCACTGGATGGGAATTTCAGTGCATTGAAAAAACTTGGCGTGCCGCTAGATGAAAACATTATTAAGACAAAAGATTTTGATGGTGCAATGGCTGCATTGGCTGCCACATTTGATGAGCAGGCATCAATTCAAGCCGACACATTTGCCGGCAAAATGGCCCGGCTTAATGTGGCATTTGATGAAGCCAAAGAAACTGTTGGAGCTTATGTGCTAGATGCTATTCAACCATTGCTCAGCGCGTTTGTTGATAAAGGCATCCCAGCTATCACACAGTTTGCAGATACTTTGGGCAAAACTTTGGGGCCAGCATTTGAGTCAATTTTTAAAGCATTACAAAATGACATTTTGCCCATTTTCAAAGCGTGGTGGGGTTTCTTATATGGCGAGGTAATTCCAGCCATTGGAGCTGTTGTGGGGCCTGTTTTAGAAGGTTTAAGAGTAGCTTTTGACAAAATCAAAAAAGCCTTAACAGAGAATTCAACAGAATTGAAGCCTTTGAATGATGGCTTTCGCGCACTGTGGGAATTTGTAAAAACCTATCTTGCACCACTTATGGGCAACAATTTCCGCATTGCGCTTGAAGGCATTGCAACACTCGTTGCCACTTTGATTACTGGCTTTTCTCAATTGGTCGGTTTTCTCAATAAGGCTTACGCACAAATGACCAACATTGTGAATTTGGTTAATCAAAACAAAGGTTTGTTTTTGGGTCAGGCTGGTGCTATTGGATCAATAATTGGTGCATTTGGAGGCGGTAAAGCTGCCGGTGGGCCTGTTAGATCCGGTACCTCATATCTTGTCGGAGAGCGCGGCCCAGAGCTATTTACGCCAAATTCCAGCGGCATGATTACGCCAAACAATCGTTTGGGCAGTGGCAACACCACAATCAATCTCAACGTAACAGGTGCCATTGATCCGGAAGGCACAGCACGAAGCATCATCAATGTGCTCAACAATAGTTTCTATCGCGGCACAGGCGGCGCAAACAGCTTGCAATTCTCATGACAGTTTTTAACCCAGTTTGGAAAGTCATTATTGGCGGTGTTCAATATCAAACAGCCATTTTGGCAAATTTAACAATCACAAGTGGCCGGACAAACATTTATGAGCAGGCTCAGGCAGGATATACAAATCTTGAAATCATCAATCTGGATCAATCAAATGTGCCAATCAATATCAATGATTCTCTCACCATAGAATTGCAAGACTCCACAGCTACATTTGTGCCGATTTTTGGTGGGTCGGTCATTGAGGTTGGCATCTCGGTGGCTGAGGTTGGATCCGTGGCCTACGCCCAGCGCATCAATATCATCGCATTGGGTGCATTGGCCAGATTGCCAAAAGCATTGACCAATGGTGTTTTATCCAAAAAATTTGATGGTGATCAGATTTATGACGTTTTAAAGACTGTTTTGTTTGATTCATGGCAAGAGGTGCCACAGGCTTTGACATGGGCAACCTATCCAGCTGCAACAACGTGGGCCACAGCTCAAAATTCCGGATTGGGCGAAATTGATCGGCCGGGCAATTATGAGCTTGCAGCTAGATCCAGCAACCGGACAGATGTTTATTCTTTGGTTTCAGCTTTGGCCACATCCGGATTGGGCTATATATACGAAAACTCAACGGGCCAAATCGGCTATGCAGACAGCACACACCGAACCAATTATTTATCGGCCAATGGTTATGTTGATCTCACAGCCAATCATGCCGTGGCACCGGGTTTAAGCATCCAACAGCGTGCCGGTGATGTGCGAAACTCAATTACTTTGAAATATGGTGCAACATCATCAGCTGAAAAATCAGCAACAGACACGGTTTCTATTGGGCTTTATGGCGAACTGGCTCAGATCATCACGACAACATTGCACAATGCTACAGATGCTCAAGATCAGGCAGATTTTTACCTTACGCTCAGAGCAAACCCACGATTCAATTTCAACAACATCACTTTTGAGCTTACAAATCCAGAGCTTGACAATGCAGATCGGGATGACTTAATCAATGTGTTTATGGGGATGCCGGTCAATATCTCCAATTTGCCATTAAATATGAATTCTGGAGATTTTTTGGGTTTTGTTGAAGGCTGGACATTTTCGGCCGCGTATAATCAAGTCAGCATTTCAATGATCGTCTCACCGGTTTCATTCTCATTGCAAGCCATGCGATGGAATGACGTGCCGATGACAGAGCAATGGAACACAGTCAATCCAACCTTGGATTGGATCAATGCCACGATTGTGGCGTAAGGAGAAATCATGAGTAATCCAACAACGCCATTTTCTTGGCAAATGCCTACAGCCACAGATTTGGTCACAGATTTGCCAGCTGATTTTGAGGTATTTGGTCAAGCTGTGGCAACATCAATGGCCGATCTATTAGGTGGCACAGCCGGTCAAGTATTGGCCAAAAATACAAACGCAGACATGGATTTTATTTGGGTTGCACAGGATGACTCCAATGCAATTCAAAACACAATTGTTGATGCAAAAGGTGATCTAATTGGAGCAACAGCGGCCGATACACCAGCGCGATTAGCGGTTGGCACAAATGGTCAAGTTTTGACAGCTGATTCAACAGCTGCAACGGGCTTGGCTTGGGCAACACCAACAAGCGGATCAATGACATCAATAGCAAGTGGAAGCGTACCAACAGGCACAACGACTCTCAGCCTTACATCTATAAGCGGATCTTATACACATCTGCAAATGGTCGTTTATGCATGGAACGGATCAGGCAATAACACAGTTATCTGCCGTTTAAATAATGACACAGGCGCAAACTATGCTTTTTCAAATACTGGTTTTACAACTGGTTCTGCTCGGGCATCCGGACTTACAGGCCAAACATCATTTAACCTGGCATCTGGAGATTCAGCAATCAGCGGAAACAATAAAAACATCTCAGTGATCAACATTCCTTTTTACACAGATGCAACAACCGGCAAGACTTTTAATTCATCTACGGGCTTTTTAGATTCAACATCTGCAAGAGCACAAACAACCGTAAATGGCTATTACTCAGGAACAAATGCAGCTGTTACTCGTATTGACTTTATTTATGGATCTAACTGGTCTGGTGGCACCTACGTACTTTATGGAGTGAAATAATGAAAATCTACGAACACAACATTGAAACAGGCGTTGCAACAGAGCGCGATATGACAGCCGATGAAATTGAACAATGGGAAAAGGATCAAGCCGCTGCCGAAGCCGCTGCCGAAGCCGCTGTTAAGGCAAAGGCAGAGAAAACAGCATTGCTTGAGAAATTAGGCATTACCGAAAATGAAGCAAAGCTTTTGTTGTCATGACATTTCCAAAAGGCACATTGCCTCGTTTGATTGAGGTTGCACTGGCCGAGGTTGGCACAGCTGAAACCGCCAACAATGAGACAAAATATGGCAAGCACATGAAAGCCGACAAGCTGCCATGGTGTGGGTCATTTCTTAATTGGTGTGCAGATCAAGCTGGAGTTAAGGTGCCAAATGTGGTGAGCACCCGGGTTGGAGCCTCGGCATTTAAAGAATTAACGCAATGTCACACAACACCAAAGATCGGTGATTTTGTTTTCTTTGATTTTGTTGATGATGACAAAACAATCATTAATCATGTTGGTTTGGTGATCCGTTGT